GACCAACCGGACCAACCGGACCAACCGGACCAACCGGACCAACCGGACCAACTATTTTATAATTATAATAACATATATGAAACAAATAAAAATATATAGTACTGGTATAAAATTGAACCATGTGTTTTTAACAAAGAATCTGCTGATTGAGATGACTTTTACAAATATCAAAAAATAAAATATTGGATTTATAAATATACGATTTATTCCGATACATCCAATTTTTTCAAATATTTGAATAATACCGGCTAATATAAAAATGACTGCTAAAAAACGGTCATTCGGATAATTTCGTAAAAAAAGGAATACACTTGAAATTATGACAATTAGCGGAATTATTATCATATGTTTTATTCATAAAATATTATTTATTATAAACCTTATACCGCCGATAATATAAAAAAGAAATAAAAATATACACAACTGGTATGAAATTTACGACCCAACACCAAAATGATTTCCACGACGGACCTTTAACAAAGAAAACACTGAATAAAACGGACCCCACAAACAATGCGACTAAGAATATATTCAATAATAGCGGACGACTGAATAGAAGTAATATAATTGATGCGTAATATAAAATGTAAGAGATATAGAATATGACCTTGCTCGGGTATATTTTTTCTAAATCCCATTTTAGATGAATTCCATCGGGTCGAGAGCAAACTCTATTGCGCATTCCTTTTATAAAACTCGCGATACATATAATTCCGAAAAATATAGCGTAAAATATAATAACCGGTAATAATTTTTTCCTATCGAACGTTAAATTCCCGAAAAAGTATCCGCCGACTAATAAGCAAACTGGTTGTATCATTAGGAGAATATAGGCGAATACAGTTGCGTAATGATTTATTTTTCCACAATTGTTGCTCCACATCAGGAATTCTAAAAACTGCATGAGACCGGCAACTATGAAAATGATGGCGAACCAACGGTCATTCGGATAATTTCGCAAAATTAGAAATATACTTGAAATGGCCATTATCGAAAAAGTAATAATGGAAACTGTTGAATTATAACACATTGTAATACTTATTTGAACATTTTTATTTACAAAGTAAATAAAATTCTTTTTTCAATCTCTTTATATTTATCAATAAATTTCAATAGTTTTATTCTCTCATTTTTATATTATATCATCTTTAATTTATCTCCAATCTCTTTATAATAATGTCCATTATAAGGTAAATTTTTTCTAATTGATTTCATTAAAGTTTTATCACTAATCGATAACTGATTACAACAATAATATTTACACAAAAAGATACGAGTTAAATTATTATTCAGATCATATTGACCAATACCACTTCTATATAATTGTGGATAACCTCCATGTTCAGCTTCAAAATTATTTCTTAATTCTTCGCTACACTTTTCGTAAATCATATAATAGAATCCATTGGTTAATTTTCCACTCCTGACTGGATTGTCCAAAGCAGATAATGAGTCAAATCCATTATCACTTGCACCGGTTTTTCTGTCAATATACACATTCAATATTTCTGTTTTTTCTTGGTTGATTTTTGCGATATATCCCATTTCTTTATGTATGGATTCTTTCGTTGGAGAAATATTGTGAATTATATTTGGATCCATACTTCTTTCAACAAATAACCACCGATAATTATAATATACACGGTTTTCAACGATTGCTTTGTTAAGAGTTGGCCTTTTTATATTTGGATTCTCTCTCATCAAATCGGCAACACTTTCATAATAGTTTACTAATTCAAGTGTTTCTGGATTGATTTTTTGAAGACGAGGTCCTAAATTTACTGGTTCTTGATTAAATCCGGTTGTAGTTATTACTTGCGATTGATTTATCTTTTCAAGTATTTCTTTATTTGTTTTTTCAACGGAATCTATTTTATTTGATAAATATTTAATTTCTTTCATTAATTCGGAAACAAATACATATTCACTTTTCGATTCATTCATTTGAATCATTAGCTTTAATTTTTCGTTTTCAAGTTCTAAATTGCGGTTATACTCATTATAGTCATTAAAATATTTTATATTATTATTTATTATATTCAATACCATTTGATATGTAAGATTTTTTCCAATTAGAAAAAGTTCCATCTCATTCTCATGATTTTTTAAGTTAGTAATTTTATTTAATCTTATTTTTTCATGGTTGTGAATAAAAGACTCGAAATCACTACTGCGATTTACAGAAAAACAATCGAGTAATACACATTCTTCGTATTTGGTTTTATGCTCCGAGTATCGGTTCTTAATACCGATGCGACTTTCTCCAATTTTGACAATATAATTTCCATGTTCTAATGTTTTAACACGAATAATATATACAATTGAACCGATTGAAGCAAACTTTTGTAATAGTAATTTTTCTTTATCAAGTTCGCGTTGTTTTTCAAATTTATCTTCAATTTGTAATAATTGTGTTTTCATTTCTGTTGTTTCTTCTTCGAGGACTTCGTGTAGAGATTCTTCTAATTTGATAAAATATTCATGGATTTCATCTGCTTTTTTAGTTCCAGCTTTCAAGCAAAACTTTTTGAATGTTTTAACATTAAGCATTATAATTTCTTTATTTTGACCACCGTGTGATGATTTTGATTCTTTCTTTGGATGTGGGACTATTTCATCTTCATCATTTGTCATAAAATCTTGCTCCTGAACGTTCAGGGGCAAGATTTTATAATCTTTTTTCGGATTTGGAACGATTTCATCATCATTTTTTGTCATAAAATCTCGCTTACCCTCAAGGGAAAGCGAGATTTTATAATCTTTATCAATAACAAAAAATTTTTGAATCAATCTTTTTGAATGACCCTTTGTTGAAAACCCCAACCATTTCCACACATTATCCAAATCGATAACATAATCGTTTATTTTATCGTATTTTAGATAGCAGTAAAAGCTTGATAAAAATAGTTGTTGGTCAGTTGGAAAATCAAAGATTTTCCAACTCAAGAGATGATAAATCATAGATTTATCATCTGTTCGTAAGTTGTAAATTTGGATTGAATTTTTTCAATCAACTTTGATTTACAAGTTATATTGAATTTTGAGATTGGATTGTTTTCAATCAAATCAACGATATCGATACTTGTCGTATTCTCCATTTTATTATAATATTTAGTTTTGTTTATATTCAAGATTGGAAAAATAAATTTCAATTTTTTTTATTTTTCGATGAATAAAATAAATAATTCACCGAATTATTATTATCTATTATAAAATCTTTCTTTACTGGTCAGGTAATGTTTCTGTATTATTTTATTTCTTAATTTTTACGTGATTATTATAATGAACTATATTAGTTTCATCTATATTTTCACTTTCATGTTTTTCAATCTGTATCATTTCATAAATCTGATTTCTTTTATTTGATATTTCATCATCATATATTCTTTTTCCAATATTTAAAGTTTCCAAAAAATTTTTAAATTCAACTAATTGATTATATTTTACAATTGAATAATTGATTATTCTTGAAATAAAATCACTACAACTATTATTTACATTACCGTATAATATCCAATTAAAGTTTTGTATCTTTCCATAACCTAAATATTGTTGAATTGCTAATAACATTGATGGATTATTTTTTTGTGTAATTTTTATTGATACTCCTTTTGTTAAATCTCCATTTTTCTGTCTTCTTATCATAATACAACCTTCCGCATCAAAAAAACCAGCTAAGTAATAATCATTTAATTGAGATGAATTTATTTCTAATGGAATTTTTATTTTATTTGCTGATATTACAGTCTGACATAATTTTTCTTTTATATCAGACTTATTATGTCTCTTATAATATTCCATGAATTCTGATAAAGAATCAATCTGTGTTTTTTTAATTAGAATATGGTCTTTTATATAATCGACAAATGTTGATAATGTTTTCCCGCGATTTATATATGTATATTGAGCCCGAGTTGCTTTGGATTCTGTTTTATTTTGTTGAATAAAACCACCAAAATGATGACAAATTATCAGTAGAACATTCGTTCTTGATTGCGCAATTGAAACTCTTGGATTATAACCATCTTTTATTTTCATAATACTTATTGAACCATCTCCATCAATAAAACCAGAAATGTATGATGGATGAGGTGGAGTTTCAATGTATTTATTGAATTTTTGTATGTTGTCTTCGATGATATGATTCATTTTAGTTTTTGTGATTAGTCTCTGTGTTGTTTAAATTTTTTATTTTCAATTTTTCTAAAATTGAAAATATTTTTTACAACAAAAGACGTAAAAATAGTAAGGAAATTCCTTTAATTTGAATATGCCAATCCTCCCATCCCGCTCATTATACGAAGAACGTTGTAGTTAGTCGCATATACACGGATCTTGGATGAAATCGAAGTCTTGGGTGTGACTTGAAGTTGAAGAGTTGCGTTGTCAATTCGCGAAAAGTTGCACGTGCCGCTTGGTTGATGCTGTTCAGGCTGTAGCGAAAAGGAATACACGTTAATTCCCGTAGCAGGAATGTTGGTGTGGTGCTGGTAAGGCTGAACAAGGTTGAAGTAAGAGCCAAGACGCTCGGAGAAACGATCGTGGCCGTTAAGCTGGAGCTTAGCACGAACGACTGGGTTTCGGCCGGCGCGCTGGGGAGCAAGACCGGCGTGGTCAGCGCCTCCGGCAGCCTCGTTGTAATCAGAGAAGTTGACGGGGGCATTGTTGTTGGTTCCGGCACCACCGCCGGGGGGAAGGTAAGCCCAAGCAACTTCGGGAGTAGTCTGGGACTTTCCGGGCTGGGGACCAAGGGGATCGGGGGAACCATAGGTCTGGTTGTATACGGAGGGGAATGAAGTGGCGGAATAACCGGACTCGACATTGGTACGAAGGGCGGCCTGAGGGTCAAGGAGACCGTTGGAGCCGATAACACCGAAGGTATCGTTGTCGAAATCATCAGTGTAGTTGTTCCACTGGTTCATACCGAGCTGAATGACGGAGTCTCTCTGAACGACCCAGATCAATTCCTTGACGGGGTGGTTAAAGTTCAATTTGACCTTGACATTCTGGCTGGTAATTGACTCATCTCCTGTGAATTGGAGCTGCTCAATAAGGTACTCATGGGAGACCTGAGCAAAACGTCTGCGCTCGTCAGTGTCGAGGTAGATGTAGTCAATGTAAAGCGACGCTGCTTCAAGAGAAGGGACGCAGAAGAGGTTATTCTGGGAATCAAGAGAGACACCGCAGTTGCCGAGCTGGTCAGCAGTTACGTAGCACTCGTTCTTCTGGCGAAACTCGAGAATGATCTTTACTTCATGATATTGCAAAGCGATCAATGGCAATGCAAGACCGGGGTTGCGGCAGAACCAGAACTGGAAGGGAACATAGAGAGTAGTGGCTTCGGCCTTAGCAAGGGCGGTACCAGTAAGAGCGAAGGTGTTTCCAACCATATTGTCATATCCTACCTGATGGCCGGGCTCCTGAGAGAGCTCGTTCCAGATATTAAGCCAATCACCGTATTGTTTGTCGCATAGGTGATTGATTTGTTTTATGTACCTTTGGTTTCCCAAAGGATTAGACTATATCTTAAGCCTTTAAATATTTAAAGACCCATTACCATTTAGTCGTTGAACCTTCTCCATTCTATTATAATAACAGGTTAGGAGCTTGGCTGCGGATTGCCCAATTTCTTATATTTTTACCATACCTAAGTTATAGTCTTAGCCAGATTATGTTTTCACAATAATCCTTGGTAATAAGAACTCTAAGGGGGTTCCCGCAATTTGGTAATGTTGCATAATTATTATATTGAAATAATAACTACACTAACACGTGTAAATCCTTTTTATGACTACGGACAAATAGTCAGGAAGACGATTACTAAAGGCTTTTATGTTTAAATTTTTCGTCTTAAAATCTAAACCCTCGTGTTTTTCAGCACCGACAATTAATGCGCTGTCCTCCAATCTCAACCTCAACGTTGCGGATGAGAATGTGGCCGACGTAGTTGACCCATCGGAAGCAATAGTTGCGATCATAAACATCGGACTGCTGGTTAGTAACAACAGGGCACTCAACAAGGGGAAGAGTGACTTGAAGGTAAACACGATGAATAAGATCACCATTGCGGGAAATGGTGCAAGTCACTCTCTTGCCAAAGTCAGCAGTTCCGTTAAAGACCTGCTCAATTGACTCCATAGAGAAGTTAGTGTGACGACGGTAAACAACCTTGAAGAAAGTGATTTGGGGGTTTCCAGTGAGATAAATATCTTGAGCGCCATAGGCTACGAGTTGCATCAGACCACCTGACATTATAAATCTAACAAAGATTATTATTTTACATGAAACGCATTTAATTCCATTTTAATTCAATTTCTAAAATATTAATCTTCTAAACATTCCAAAATCTTTTAAACTGTTTTTTGGAAAATGATAGGTTTATTTTTTTAGAGCTAAATAGTGTTATAAAATATTGATAATAATTCAATAATCATTACAACAATTTTCAAATAAAATATAGTTTTTCTAAATATGTAAATGTCGAAATCTCGAAATGTCGAAATGTCGAAATGTCGAAATCTCTAAATGTCGAAATATCGAAATGTCTAAATCTCGAAATGTCGAAATGTCTAAATGTATAAATGTCTAAATCTCGAAATGTCGAAATGTCTAAATGTATAAATGTATATAACCATAAAATTATATATCTAATCAATATATATTATTATGATTTTTTAAGCTGTTTAAGTTCAGAGTTTTTCGTAGGAGTGTAATCGTAATTTAAAAAATTGATTTAAATATATCTACATTCATATTATAATAATAAATAATAATGACAAGAAAACTATGTAGTTATCAAAATTGTAAATCAGGAGCCAGAGGAAAAACTGGTAAATGTATTGCACATGGAGGTGGAAAACGTTGTAATGAACCGAACTGTCATTCAAGCGCAGAATGTAAATCCGATAAATGTTTCGCACATGGAGGCGGAAAACGTTGTAATGAACCTGATTGTCATTCAAGTGCAAGAGGAAAAACAGATAAATGTGTCGCACATGGAGGTGGAAAACGATGTAATGAACCTGATTGTAATTCAAGTGCACAAGGAAAAACAGATAAATGTATTACACATGGAGGTGGAAAAAGATGTAATGAACCCGATTGTAAATCAAGCGCAATCGGAAAAACTGATAAATGTAAAAAACATGGAGGTGGAAAACGATGTAATGAACCGAACTGTAATTCAAGTGCAATAGAAAAATTCGATAAATGTTTTGCACATGGAGGCGGAAAACGGTGTAATGAACAGAATTGTAAGTCAAGTGCACAAGGAAAATCTGATAAATGTAAAAAACATGGAGGTGGAAAGCCATGTAATGAACAGAACTGTCATTCAAGTGCAATCGGAAAAACTGATAAATGTAAAAAACATGGAGGTAGAAAACGATGTAATGAACCGAACTGTAATTCAAGTGCAATAGAAAAATTCGATAAATGTTTTGCACATGGAGGAGGAAAACGATGTAATGAACAGAATTGTAATTCAAGAGCACAAGGAAAATCTGATAAATGTGTCGCACATGGAGGAGGAATCCGATGTAGTTATCCAGATTGTAAGTCAAGCGCAATAGGCAAAACTGATAAATGTGTCGCACATGGAGGCGGAAAACGATGTAATGAAGAAGGATGTAATAAAGGCGCAGAAGGTAAATTCGATAAATGTGTCGCACATGGAGGAGGAAAACGTTGTAGCGAACCAGATTGTCATTCAAGCGCAATAGGCAAAACTGATAAATGTGTCGCACATGGAGGTGGAAAACGTTGTAGCGAACCAGATTGTAAGTCAAGTGCAAGCGGAAAAACCGATAAATGTATATCACATGGAGGTGGAAAACGATGTCCGAACTGTATAGATTGGATTGATTCGCGAGTTGGATGTTTAAAATATGATGGATACTGCGCAACTTGTTTTAAGCGTATTTTCCCAGATGATGAAAGAAGCAAAATTATATACACTCATACAAAAGAAATTATGGTTAGAAATGCAATCAACTCTAATTTTGAAGGATTTGTCCATGATAGACCATTATATACTGGTAATTGTGATTGCTCACATCGACGTCGTATAGATCATCGAAAATTGATAGGTAATACTATTTTAGCTGTTGAAACCGATGAGTTTGGACATAGAGGATATGACCAACACGATGAAGAAATACGTTATGATGATTTATATATGATTCACAGTGGTAAATGGATATTTATCCGTTTTAACCCAGATGATAATATCAGCAAAGTAGATATTGATGATAAATTAGATAAATTGATTGAAACAATTGAAAATTGTATTAACCGGATTGAAAATGATGAAAATACAGAACTGTTAGAAATATATAAATTGTATTATTAAAACTTTTCAATAAAAGTTATACTCTTTTAAACTGTTTTTTGGAAATGATAGGTTTATTTTTGAGAACTAAATATTCGTGATTATTCTCTAAATGACTTGAATAAATCATCAATACATATTATGATGATTTCTTTAAGCTGTTTAAGTTCGGAGTTTTCGTAAAGAAGTATCAGAATATTGTTGAAAATTATTTTTCTGAATAAATATTTTGAGTTTTTTATCTTTCTTCCGAAGCTTCATAAGCATAATTACAATATCAACAGGTTATGGATACTATTAACTACCCAAAATAATGATTATTGGAAACGTTCGTTTCAATTTAAAAAAAACTACCTATTATATATAAAATGGATATATTTAGAGCATTCAACCTAAATGATGAAGAACATATCATCAATATTCAGGGAACCGTTGAAGACCCACTATTCCAAGCAAATCAGGTTTGTGATTTACTTGGAATAAAAAGTTTTCGTTCGCATATAAATGATTTTACTGATGAACATAAAGTTTTATTGAAAGTAAAAACAGCTGGTGGATTACAGGATGTAATTTTTTTTACTGAACTTGGACTTTATAAACTTCTTGGACGTTCAAGAAAAGAAATTGCATCGCAATTTCAAAATTGGATTATAAAAGTTATCAAAGAAATAAGAATAACTGGAATATATAAATTAAATGAAAATAATGAAATTGATAAAAAATTATTAGAAAGTAATTATAACTTAATAAATAATAAGACATTTATAAAAGCATTTCACAATAAAAATGTAATCTATATATGTAAATTTACAAATATTAATGATAAATATGTTATAAAAATTGGTTCTACACAAAATATTAAGGAAAGAATATATAATTTAAATAATCAAT